CTGAATTGCGGCTTTTAACCTCACAATGTCTGGGTTTCCGTTGAAGAGTAATTTTGACTCAGCAACGCCTTCCACCCCGGGTAACTCCACACCTGGTTCCGGGGTTAAACGGTGCCCTATCTGCGTTCGAGCAGATTGGGGCGCAAAGGAAGTCGTCAAGAACGGCTTGAGGTTGATTCGGGTGCGCTACGGTATTCCGTATGCGCTGTTTCCGGACCTCGAGCCGTCCCAATTAGGACGATTCCTTCAATTTCTTCTCCTTCAGGGGCAGGTGAGGGCCCCTGTCGTATTCCCGCTGCAACAAACGAAAAGAAGAGACGCAGCGGGCTTTGTAGAAATGCAAAGACTAAGGAGACACGAGCGCTGGGAGTTTGCCCAGTCGGTATCGTCAATTAAACGCAGCCTGCCTACGGGCTGCAGTCTCCACTCACCATCAGCGCGGCCGTCGTGGGAAGCGACCGCGTTCTCCCCCCCACCTCCCACCGATCCTGCGTACCTCCGCTTCGTGCGGCGTGAGGTTACCAGGCTCTTCCCCGCTTGCTGGGACCGCGGCTATCGTGCCGCGGTCTCCCGGCATTTCCCCCAGGCTTCCGCCAGGCTCGGGGGCATGCGCGCGGACACTTATTGGTCTTCGTGCATGGGGGAAGAGGCGTTTAATACATCGTGCCTAGAAGAGACGGATCTTCCGTCCACCCTTCTGGCCGAGTATGCAGAAGTCCCGTCAGCGGGCAAGTTGCGGCCATTGCTCATTTTTGGCCCTGAGATTGATCTCCTTGCTCCGCTGCACAAGTGCCTCTATCAGCACTTGTCCAAGTTCCCCTGGCTTCTGCGCGGTCCTCCGACCGCTAAACGCATCGGCTCTGTCTGCATCCATCCGTTCCAGACGTCTGTCGACCTTGTGTCGGCGACGGACAATCTCGCGCATGATGTTGCGCAAACGATCTTGGATGCCCTCTTTTTCCAGTCGGCGACCGTACCTCGGTCGATTCGCCGGTTAGCGTCTGCTTCGTTGACGCCCGTCGTTTTGGATAAAGAGGGGCGCGTCTCGGGGAGAGTCGCGCACGGACAGATGATGGGAGCCTACCTCTCCTTCCCCCTCCTCTGTCTGCAGAGCTACCTGGCGGCCCTTTGGGCCTCCGGGGGCGATGCGGACAGCGCCCTGAG